AAACAAATGGAAGAAATTACAACAGATGTTGATATTCAGCAGTTTGAAAGTGTAGATCAAATTGTAAGCGGAGAAATATCAGCTATTGATTCAGAACAATTTAACAAAAAGATGTTATTGGACATCTATAACGAGCTATAATGATTAAAATTAAAGACCTAACCGTAAAAAACTTTATGAGCGTGGGCAATCAAACCCAAGCTGTAGATTTCAACAAGGAACAACTAACACTTGTGCTTGGTGAAAACCTTGATCAAGGCGGCGATGACGCAGGATCAAGAAATGGTACGGGCAAGACCACAATCATAAACGCCCTCAGTTATGCTCTGTATGGTGTTGCCCTTACCAATATTAAACGTAACAATCTAATCAACAAAACTAACTCTAAAGCAATGTTGGTTACACTACATTTTGAAAAAGACGGTATTGATTATAGAATCGAACGCGGTCGTTCACCTAATGTTCTTAAATTTTATGTAAATGACGAAGAACAAGAGTTAGATGATCTTAGTCAAGGTGACAGTCGTAAAACACAAGAGTCAATTAATGAACTTTTGAACATGAGTCATGACATGTTCAAACATGTTGTTGCACTAAACACCTATTCAGAACCGTTCTTGAGCATGAAGCAGAATGATCAACGTGCTATCATTGAACAACTTTTAGGTATTACTATACTATCTGAAAAAGCAGAAACACTAAAAGAACAAATGCGCCTTACTCGTGAAGCAATCACAGAAGAAAATGCAAAAATACAGGGTATACAAAGTGCAAACGAAAAAATTCAAGACACAATTGAAAGCCTACGCAACACACAGCGAGCTTGGTTGAGCAAACAGCAACAGGATGTTCAAAGACTACAGCGAAATATCGATGAATTAGAACATTTAGACATTGATCAAGAGCTTGACAACCACGAAAAACTACAGAGTTGGACAGAACTAAACAATGCAATCGTGGCTCTTAATAAAGAAAAAAGCACACTTGACTCAGCACTACTACGTGCCACTAAGTCAGTAGAAAAAGCCGAAAAAGACATCGCAAATTTAGAAGATGCTACCTGTTATACCTGTGGACAAGCACTGCATGACGACAAAAAAGCAGAACTTGAAGACCGCAAAGCCAAAGAACTTGCAGATGCACAGGCATACTACAAAGAAGTAGCAGACAAGCTCAAAGAAGTAGTTGATGGTCTTGAAGAAATTGGTGATATCAATGGACGTCCAGACACATTCTATGAAACTGCTAAAGAAGCATATGAACACCGCAACAATGTTGACAGTTTGAAGCAGAGTTTAGAAAACAAACGTGCTGAACAAGATCCATATGATGCACAGATCAAAGAATTAGAGCAAACTGCTATCCAAGAAATTGATTGGACTCCGGTAAATGACCTTGACAACTTCAAAGAACATCAAGAGTTTCTACACAAACTACTCACAAACAAAGATAGTTTCATACGTAAGAAGATTATTGAACAAAACTTGGCATACTTGAATAATCGCCTTACTTATTATATAGTAAAACTTGGATTACCGCATCAAGTGGTGTTCCAAAATGACTTGTCAGTTGAAATTACACAACTTGGACAGGATCTTGACTTTGATAATTTGAGTAGAGGTGAGCGCAATAGACTTATACTTGGTATGAGTTTTGCATTCCGCGATGTTTGGGAGAGTTTGTATCAAAACATCAACTTGTTGTTTATTGACGAGTTGATTGACAGCGGTATGGACACAGCAGGAGTAGAAAACTCATTGGCAATTCTTAAAAAGATGGGTAGAGAAAGACACAAGAATGTATTCCTAATCTCTCACAAAGACGAACTTGTTGGTCGTGTTAATCATGTACTAAAAGTTGTGAAAGAAAATGGCTTTACCAGTTACGCAAACGACATAGAGATTGTAGAATGAGTGCAGAAATAGTAGTAAGCAACTTGGTCGGTCAGGGAGAGATTGCAATAGACAGACTCTACATGGGCTTTCCTAACAAAATTTATGTTATTAACAAAGACTTCTCACAATACAAAGGCGAAATCAACAAACGTTCAATACTTGTAAAAGGCACAGAAGGCAAATTTAGATCACACGTTTACAAAACACAGGACGGAAGATGGTTTGATAGATCAGGCATGCCTATAAGCAAACCCGATTCATTAGAACGAGACGATGAGTGATATAAAAGACGATATACACGATCAACTAACCAAGGCATACATGGAGTACTTTAAACAAAATGAAAAGTTTGAAGCACGAAACAGTGTGCGTACACATGCAGCCGCTCGTAGATGGCTACGTGAGATACGCAGATTGGCAAGATTACGCTCTATAGAAATACACGAAAAGCACAAAACCAAAAAAGACCAAGGCACCGAATAGGCACGGGTAAGTATCCATATGCAATGGACTTATCAAGGAGAAATAGTTGACGAAATTCCTCAAGGAGTTGAAGGCTTTGTCTACTTGATAACAAATCTTACAAACAATCGCAAATACATAGGCAAAAAATTAGCCAAATTTAAAACTACCAAGCCACCACTTAAAGGCAAGAAAAACAAAAGACGTGGAACTAAAGAATCAGACTGGAGAGACTATTGGGGATCTTCAGATCATTTAATAGCAGACGTCAAGCGATTAGGCCCAGACAAGTTCACAAGAGAAATACTACACTATTGTCCCAGCAGAGGCGTACTAAGTTATTTAGAGGCAAAGGAACAATTCGACCGAAGAGTTTTAGAGACAGATGAGTATTACAACGGAATTATTAATGTGCGGGTCGGAAGTTCCAAAGTATTAAAAGAATATTTACAGGCAAACAAGAACGCTGTTTGATCGAGGTTGCTCGATCCTCCAAGATTCTGCGTGAAAGATCGCCGATGGGTGTGGAGATGTTCAACAGGCTGTATGCTACGAAAACCCCTTAGCACTAGGAACGAAGCGGGGGATAGCGCATTTTGCGTGATGTCGACGTAGGTTGGGAAAGGTCAGAGCCCAGTAGCAAAGTCAAATACCTACTTCCAATGTCTCGACTATGATACTCACATGAAGATATCTTCGAGGACGACGGGACCCTGCAAGGTTCCGTCTGACTAATTAATCTACATGAAACTATTACTTCACATTCGTTCAGTTAAAAAGAAGAAATATAGTTTGAGCGATAGCGAAAACTTATATCTACGAAGTAGATATACTAAATATATACATGAAGCTTAATGATATATTAACAGAATCACAATTAGATGAATTTATTCCTTTAACTAAACAAGGAAGAATGATTCGACGTGCTGAAAAAGCAGGAGCAGCTGATCTACAAGCTACTGCAAATAAATTATTACAGCAATATGCAGCACATCTTGGAACACAAGAAAAAAAAGTTAAGACATCTGACTATAATGATTTGTTTGATTTCTTAAAAAGAAAAAATGTTGATACATCTGATATAGATACAACACCTCCGATTAATGCAAAACGGTTAAAAACTATATTTTTAGCAAAATCTAAACAAGCTATGACTCCTACTCAGTCATCTGGACAAAAAACGCCTAGCAAAGAACCTAAACAACCTGCAACAAAAGTAAGTAGTGCATATATGTCAACAAAAAATGCTGCGCTAAAGTTAAATTCAAAAGAAAAACGTAGATTAATAGCACAATTACAAAAATCTGTTGATAATACTGCAAGACCTAAAAAACAACCTACTATAGTTGATAAGAACTTTGATAAAAGTCAACGTTTAAGCCAATATGGTAAAGTTGGCAAGTGATTAGAAGAATGGCAGTCCGCTTTTCTTAGTAGTTTCCATATTATTTTTAACAATACCGCTAATTATTTCTCTATCTTCAGGTGATAATGAAAATGCTTCTTCAAGATTACAACCTCCTCGCATAAACCATGCTAATTGTATGACTTCATGCTTTAGTTGTTTTTGTTCTTCTTTTAATTTCTTATCTTCTGCTAGAATTTCAGTCAGATTCATTGAAAGAAGTTTTATCCGAAAAAATTTGATTGGTCAAATGTAATAGGAATTTGAAAAGTTTTTGGAGCACCAGCGTTTTGTTCATCTTCTGTAGTGTTTACTGTCATAGGCTCTAATTCAAACTGTGATCTTTGAATTTCTAAATGTTCTTTAACTCCAGTATAGAAGGTTTTATCTGAATTTTTAATAAATTCTTCTATATGACCTCTATTTGTTACAGTTTGATCTTCAACTCGTATGCTTACTACACTTTTGCACAACATATCGATGGTTAGTGCAGTTAATTTTGAGAAACTTTCATTAAACTTTGACATTTTTTCACTATCAGGAACAGTATCGTCGTTAACTAGATTAAAGATACGCTGTTCTTCAAACGTTTTTAAACTACTTTCAGTAAACTCTCTATAAGTTAATGGTCGAATTGTTACTCCTAGTCCATTAATTGTACTTTCAGAGTGAAACTCATTAGATAAAAGTTTATTAAGTAACTGTCTAAGGTCAACAGTATAGTCTTTCTCTATACCTGCACCTGGAATTTTAGTAGTTAGTGTTAGTTCTTCGCCATATGTTGCAACTCGAATGCCTACAAGTACTGCATCAAGATCGATACTTGGCATATGCCATGGATCAATTATAGCAGGAATACAACTCTTAATTACATCAACAGTTGCTTGTCCGTTTAACAACGCATCTGGTGTTTTAATAGTAATTTCGTCTTTAGCAGTCATTGGAAATACCGGAAGTTCACCGTTATCGGGTAATTCGAGTGTGCCTTCTGGGTAAAAATTACCTTTACTAGGCAATGTTATGTATACTTTAGGTTGTCTAAAGTATTTTTGCAGCGGGTTAGGCTGAAAATCTTGATTATTTCCCTGAAATGCATTAGGGTCGAACTCTGGCATGGTAATCTCCATATAAATACAATGTAAAGTATATATCTATATTTATTAAGTGCGCAGTTTATAGGAATTAGGGTTGGCTGAAGAAATTGAAATTGGTAATTTTGGTAAAGGCGGTGTTGCTAGTGAAGAAACCTTAAAAGATCTTCTCAAAGCAATTGAACACCTTGCTAAAAAAGAAGGATTTGATCCTAAAAAGTCAGCTGACAAAGCAAAAAAACTTGCAGATGCTTTTGATAAAGGCATTGATGTTGTAACTGACCATAGAGATGCACTAAATGAAAATACAAAGTCTGTAAAGCGTAATACAAATGTATTAAGCAAGAGTTTAGGCGTACTTGGAGTTGGTATTGTTGCTATAGGTACAAGTTTAAGTAATTTTACTAAAGAACTTATCGACGGCGGCAGTAGTTTAACTGATTTTACAAAGCATATACCGATATTTGGTAGTACTATTGCAGGTTTAACTGGATATTTTGATGACACGCTAGAAAGTTTTAGAGAAATATCTCGTGTAGGCGGTTCAATGGGCAACAGTTTAGAAGAAGTAAGGCGTTGTTCGGCTCAATTGTTTATGACTTTAGACGAGTTTACAGGATTTGTTAAAGGAAATTCTAAAGAATTATCAACATTTGGCGGAACTGTTACACAAGGTGTTCGTAGAGTTGCTGATTTACAAAAAGCACTAGATAAAACTACACGTAATCAACTTTTAAATATGGGTTTGACATTTGAAGACATTAACGAGTCACTTATGAGATATGCTGTACTTGACAGAGCAGGATCAAGGACTAGACAAGTAAATGATGCCCAGCTTGCTTTAAATGCAGCAAGTTACGCTAAAAGTTTAAGTACACTGTCAAAATTAACAGGTGAAGAAATAGATTCACTTGAAGCAAAGGCTGCTGCTAATCAAAATGATGTTGCTTTCCAAATGGCAATGTCTAAAATGGATAAAACTGAAAGAGAAAAAGTTCGTGCTGGTATGGCTGAAGTTGCTGCACTATACGGCGAAACTGGAGCAGAGTTTTATAAACAACAAATATTAGGTATAGGTCCTGTAACTGATGCAACTGCTATGTTAGCAGCAGGGCTTCCGGGAATTGCAGAACAAATAAAACTTACAGCCGCACTAACAAAAGATGCAAATACTGACATGGAAGCGTTTGAAGGAGGATCTATTGATAGATTTGTAGAAGGCGTTAAAGCAGCAGCAGCATCGTCAGATGATTTAGAAGGTTTATTAACAGTTGCAGCCGCAGGCATGGACGGGCCTGGTAAAGAATTAGCATTAATTTTACAATCTATGGGCAAGAACTTTACTGATTATATGGATAACGGTATTTTTGACGAAAAAAGATTAAGAGATGATCTCGAAAAAGCTAAAAAAGAATCTGATTCTAGAGACAGTACAACAAATGCATTAGTTACTTTTAATCAGGCTATCAAGAATGCAAGAAAAGAAATTACAGAGAACTTTATTGACAGTGGAGTGTTCAGTGTAATATCACAATCAGTAGAAAGTATTGCAAATATGTTAGGTTCGGAAGGATTTACTACTCTTCTAAAAGATGCAATAGTAACTATTACTGATTGGACTGAAAGTTTTATTACTACTTTAAGTGTTGACGGATTTAAATCAGCAATGGAGATGTTGTGGACAGACATTACACAAGTAATCAAAGATTTCTTTATGGGTGTTACTGCTGAAGAACAAAAGCAAAGGGCATTAGATGACAAAGCCACAGTTGAATCCCAACTTTCAAAAGTTTTAGCCAAACAACTTGAACAAGAGATGTTAGCCGTTTCTAGTCCAGATGAGGAAACAAGATCGAAAGCTGTAAAAGAACTTGCAAGATTAGAAGAACAATACAAAATACTTGAAGAAAAGAAAGCATCTCTAGATAAAGAACTTCAAAAAAATGACTATGTAGACAAGACTGGTACTTTGTCTACAGTTGGTAGTGCAATTACTAAAGCAATTACTGATAAAATAGATGGAAGTTTACTCGATCTTAAACCATTTAAACCAAATGAAGCCGGTCAACTAGAAGATGGGTTATTTCTTAGTGCTGAGACTAAGAAAGCTATTAATGACCTGTTTGGTGAAAACGGTACACTAATGGATGAAATTGGAACAGTTATTGTAGCTGGGTTTACTGGTTTATTTTTACTTCCTGCTGTAACCGCAGGTGTAGCAACAGCAATTGCAACAGGAATTGGAACAGCATTAACAACTGCATTCTCAGGAAGCGGAGGACTACCTTCCGATTTAGAAGAATTTACAGGCAAGGATGGAAAAACAAGAGTAAGAAATAAAACATCTAAAAAAATAGCAGCAGATCCAAGAAAACTTAAAGCACCAGCAGGCACTAAATTTGTAGAAGGACTTGGCAAAGGCGGAGGCGGCTTATTAGGAGGCGCAGCTAGAGGACTAGCAGTTTGGGGAAGTCCTGTTGGAGCTAAGGCAGTATTAGGCGCTGCTGCTCTTGGAACAGCAATAGGTGCAATTGCAACGGGTATAGGCGTCGGTGTATGGGTACTAGGAGAAAGTTTTGGTACTTTTTCTGAAAATATGAAAGAGTTTGAAAACTTAGACGGAGAAAAATTAAAATCAGTAGGTCAAGGTATGAGAGCTGTAGGTTTAGGTATAGGCACACTCGGAGTAGGTAAAGTAGCAGACGGTTTAGGAAACTTTATACAGGGCATCGGTGGCTTTTTAGGAAATCTATTTTCGATTGCTAGTGGCAAAGGCAAACAAAAATCAACTTATGAATTACTAGAAGAATTCCAAGGTATAGAAATCGATACTGCTACTATTAAACTAAAAGCAGAAGCTTTACAAGCATTTGCAACAGGTATGAATACGTTAGGAGCAGGTTTAAAATACGAAGGTTTAGCAAACTTTTGGAACGGGGTATCAAATTTCTTTTTTGGAGAAGATACAGATCCATTTAAAGAAATTAAAGAATTTGGATCTACAAAATTTGAAAGCGAATTTCTTGAAAACAATTTAAAAGTACTAGAAGCATTTGCAACAGGCATGAGCACATTGGCTCAAGTTAACAACGGCGAAACAGTAAGTTATGGTAGCATCAATTCATTAAAAATAAGTCTAACGAAACTAGGCCAAGTAAAAGGATTAAAAGGAACAGCAGAAGGAATTGCTGAACTTGCTAATATTACTAATGTAAAAACTAAATTAAATGATTTAGCATCTGCAGATATTGATGGAATAACAAATACAGCTGAAGCAATTAAAAAATTAGCTGATTCATTTATTGAATTAAACAAAGCACTTGCAGATAAAAACAGCGGCCTCCTCGAAAGCGGAGTCAGCACTGCATCACTTCTTAATGAAGGTAAATTTAATTTAGGCAGCGGATCAGGTCTAACTGAGGAAACAGTAAAAGAGTTAAATAGTATATTAGCGAAAATAGAAGAACATACTATGTGGTCTAGCAGATATAATAAGACAATGTCTAAGAACATAGCAGGTATAGCCAATAATAATCTTGCTGACGGAAATATAACGAGCCCGTAAGGAAAACAAAAAATGTCTTGGAAAAAATATTTTACACCAGTACCAACTGTAAATAACCCTAGTGGAAGCTATAGTCCATTTAGTAATCGCAACTCTGGTAGTATGCCTGGTCCTGCTAGATCAAACTATTCGAGTTATTTGCCTGATGTATATGTTGGTACACCTAATCGTGTTGAACGTTATGGCCAGTACAACACAATGGATCTTGATTCAGAGGTTAATGCTGCTTTAGATATCCTTGCAGAGTTTTGTTCTCAACTTAATGATCAAAACGGTACACATTTTATAACTGAATTTAATAAAAAGGCAACAAATACTGAAGTTACAATACTTGCCCAGTATCTAAAGCAATGGTGTAAGATACAAAAATTTGATACACGTATGTTTAGAATACTAAGAAATGTATTCAAGTACGGTGACCAAATTTTTATTAGAGATCCAGAAACTAGAAAATGGTTTCATACTGATCCATCTAATGTAACAAAAATTATTGTTAACGAATCAGAAGGCAAAGTGCCTGAACAGTATGTTGTAAAAAACTTTAATGTAAATTTTGTAGATATGGTTGCAACAACTCCGTTTGATACTAACGGTAATGTAACAGGCGGCGGCAGTGGACATTTAACTGGCGGTGTTAGAGGAATGGTTGGTAATAACCCAATTAACAACGGCAACCGTTGGCAAAATGAAGAAAATGAAATTACAGTTGATGCAAAACATGTAGTGCATTTAAGTTTATCAGAAGGCTTAGATAAAAATTATCCGTTTGGTAATTCACTATTAGAAACTGTATTTAAAGTATACAAACAAAAAGAATTACTTGAAGATGCGATTATTATCTATCGTGTTCAACGTGCTCCTGAGCGCAGAGTATTCTACGTTGATGTGGGTAACATGCCATCACACCTTGCTATGCAGTTTGTGGAGCGTGTAAAGACCGAAATTCACCAAAGAAGAATCCCATCGGCGACTGGAGGAGGGCAAAATGTCATAGACAGTTCTTATAATCCTCTGTCAATTAACGAAGACTACTTCTTTCCACAAACGGCTGAGGGCCGTGGATCTAAAGTTGAGACATTGCCAGGTGGAACTAATCTAGGAGAAATTGATGACCTTAGATATTTTACTAACAAGTTAGTTCGCGGCTTGCGTATTCCGTCAAGTTATCTACCTACTGGTGCAGATGATGCAAGTAGCCAATATAATGACGGTAGAGTAGGAACAGCATACATTCAAGAATTAAGATTTAATACATATTGTGAACGTTTACAAGGATTAGTTGCTGAGCAGTTTGATACTGAGTTTAAACGTTATGTATTAGAAAAAGGTGTAAACATAGATACAAATATGTTTCAACTTAAATTCCAACCACCGCAGAACTTTGCAAGTTATAGACAGAGTGAAATTGATAATGCACGAGTGCCTACGTATACACAAATGGCAGCACTGCCTTACATTTCAAATAGATTTGCTCTTGATAGATTCTTAGGTTTATCAGCTGAAGAGATTGCAGAAAATGAACGCTTATGGCGTGAAGAAAATGAAGAA